AAAGGCAAGTACGAAGTTAAACCGCTGAAAGGTAAAGAAAACAAGTATAGTTTAATTGATAAATCTGGTAATTCAGTATCTTACAAACCTGGTAGAAAAGTTAAAGATAATAGCGTAACTGTTAAAAAAGCTTTACAGGACAAGTTTAATAAAAAATAAATAATTGAAAAAGATATTTCAATGGCTTACTGGTGGTGTTATCAAAGAGATAGGTAATACCATCGATAAGTTAACCACCACAGAAGAAGAAAAGCTGGAGATAAAAAAACAAATCCAAGAAATACTAGAAAAAGCAGACAGCGACGCTCAAGCGCAAGTTACTGAACGTTGGAAAGCTGATATGGCTAGTGATAGTTTCTTATCTAAGAACATTAGGCCTTTGGTTTTAGTGTTTTTAACATTTGTTTTTACAGTTTTAGCTTTTTTTGATGGTAACATTGGAGGCTTTAAGGTAGCTGAGCAATACATCCCTATTTTTCAGTCTTTACTAATAACTGTTTACGGAGCGTACTTTGTAGGTAGGACTTGGGAAAAGAATAGAAAATCAGGTAATAATAAATAAATGAAAACAATTAAATTAAATCAAATGGAAAACAAGATTACAAAAGAAGAACTAGAACAATTAGTAGCTTTAAAAAACAAACAAGATCAGGCTGTGTTTCAGGTTGGAGCTTTAGAGTCTCAAAAACATATGGTATTACACGCTTTAGCTGACGTAAACCAAGAGGTTGAAGAGAACAAAAAATCTTTAGAAGAAAAGTATGGTAAAGTAAGTATAAACTTACAAGACGGTACTTACGAAGAGATCGAAGAAGAAGCTGAAAAAGTTAAAGCCTAATAAAATGTCTACTGTTATAAGAAAAATAAGCATAGGTGCAGATTATAAAAACGAAGCTATGCACTATTCAGTTAGCCAAAATGTTTATGGCGGACACGAAATATGCAGTATACTTTATAACGAATCTGATTGCTCTTATAACATATACATTAAGAAAAACAACGAGGTAATGCCATGGAAGAAGTTTAATTCTAACATGGCAATATCCGTTGAATACGATTTAGAGTATTAATGAGGAGTGTTTTTGATTTTATAGTAGAACCAATTAATGGTAGATACGATAATGAAGTTAAAATTGGTGATAAAAAACTAATAACAAATTCTAATATAGAAAACTTCAAATTCATTAGTAGAGAAGCTAAAGTAATATCTACGCCATTAGCTTTTAAATCTCCTATAAAAAAAGGTGATACAGTTATAATACACCATAATGTATTTAGAAGGTATTACAATCAAAAAGGTAAAGCTGTAGACAGTAGTAAGTTATTTAAAGATAACACGTACTTTTGTCAACCAGATCAAATTTATCTATACAAAAATAAAGATAAATGGAACGCTGTAGGTAATAGGTGTTTTGTAATGCCTATAAAAAATAAAGATCCGTTTTCGCTAGATAAAGAGCAAAAATGTATTGGTATATTAAAAATCGGTAATAGCTCCTTAAAAGAGCTAGAAATAACCGAGGGAGACTTAGTAAGCTATAAACAAAACAGAGAGTTTGAGTTTGTTATAGATAATATGAGAGTCTACTGTATGGAATCAAATGATATTTTATTGAAGCATGAATATAAAGGAGACGAAGAAGAATATAATCCAAGCTGGACAAAAAGCAGTTGAGGAACTTATAAAAGTAGCTAAAGAAGCTATTGTAGACTCTGATGACGATATAAGTGCAGACAGATTAAAAAATGCTGCTGCTACTAAGAAGTTAGCTATATTCGATGCTTTTGAAATATTAAGCCGTATAGAAGAAGAGGAAAATTTATTAAAAGAAAAACCTAAAACTACTGAAAACAAAAAAGTATTTAAAGGTTTTGCTGAAGGAAGATCTAAGTAATGTATAAGCAAACACTTGTAAAGACAGTAAAAGATCACATAAAACCTTCTATATTAAATAGAAATAATAGGTATAAAAAGTGGGAGAGAGGCTATAACGCTGACCATGATATAGTTATAATAAGTGGTGATGGAACTATAGGTGAAATTATAGAGATACAAAACTTAAAAATAGCTTTACCCAAAGCACCTAAAGAAGTACACAAATGTTCAGATGTTAAAGAAGAGCAAATGTGGAAAAAAATAGAATACCCAAAAGAATTAACTAGAATAAAAAGTGTATTTGATTGGAACAAGTATGATTCAGATTTTAAAGAAACTTGGTACGATTACATAGATGAAGAGTTTAATAGACGTGAGCAAGGTTTTTGGTTTAAGAATAATGGCAAATCTACTTATATAACTGGTACACATTATATGTATCTACAATGGTCAAAGATCGATGTAGGTGCAGCAGATTATAGAGAGTCAAATAGATTATTTTTTATTTTTTGGGAAGCTTGCAAAGCTGATAACAGATGCTACGGAATGTGTTATTTAAAAAATAGACGTTCTGGTTTTAGTTTTATGTCTTCAGCTGAGTTAGTCAATCAAGCAACTATGTCATCTGACTCTAGGTTTGGTATATTATCTAAGTCTGGATCTGATGCAAAGAAAATGTTTACAGATAAAGTTGTACCTATAAGTATAAACTATCCTTTTTTCTTTAGACCTATACAAGACGGTATGGATCGACCTAAAACTGAATTAGCTTATAGGGTTCCAGCTTCTAAGTTAACCAGAAGAAAACTAAATGATGGTGTAGATGAAGTAGAGCTTGATGGATTAGATACAACAATTGACTGGAAAAACACAGGAGACAACTCTTACGATGGTGAAAAGCTAAAGCTACTTGCACATGATGAAAGTGGTAAATGGGAGAGACCTGATAACATATTAAATAACTGGCGAGTTACAAAAACGTGTTTAAGATTAGGTAGTAAAATTGTTGGTAAGTGTATGATGGGATCAACATCAAACGCTTTAGATAAAGGAGGTAATAACTTTAAAAAGCTATATTATGCGTCAGATGTCACAAACAGAAACCGTAATGGCCAGACTAGCTCAGGATTATATAGTTTGTTCATACCTATGGAATGGAACTACGAAGGATTCATTGATTCTTATGGACTACCAGTATTCGATAAACCAAAAAAGGAAGTTTTAGATTCTAACGGTGATATTATAGATCAAGGTGTTATTGAGCATTGGGAAAATGAAGTAGAAGGATTAAAAAACGATCAAGACGGTTTAAATGAATATTATCGTCAGTTTCCAAGAACAGAGAAGCACGCTTTTAGAGATGAAGCGAAATTATCTTTATTTAATCTAACAAAAATATACGAGCAAATAGATTATAACGAAGATTTAAATAACGGTAAAGAAGTTACTAAAGGTAGCTTTCAATGGGTTAACGGGGTTAAAGATACTAGAGTGCAGTTTGTACCTAACAATGATGGACGATTTTTAGTTAGCTGGATTCCTAAAGCTGAGTTACAAAACAAAGTTATAATTAAAAATGGTGTTAAATATCCTGGTAATGAGCATGTAGGTGCTTTTGGTTGTGATAGCTACGATATATCAGGAACCGTAGATAATAAAGGATCTAAAGGTTCTTTACATGGTTTAACTAAGTTTAGTATGGAAGATGCTCCTGCTAATATGTTTTTTTTAGAATATATAGCTAGACCTCAAACCGCTGAGATATTTTTTGAAGATATACTAATGGCTTGCATATTTTATGGTATGCCAATATTAGCTGAGAACAATAAGCCTAGATTACTATATCATTTTAAAAGAAGAGGTTATAGAGGTTTTTCAATAAATAGGCCAGATAAAGTATATTCAAAGTTATCTGTCACAGAAAAAGAAATAGGTGGTATACCAAACTCTAGTGAGGATATTAAACAAGCTCACGCTGCAGCTATAGAATCTTATATAAATGATTTTATAGGTGCTACAGAGAGAGGTTATGGTAACATGTATTTTCAAAGAACATTAGAAGATTGGTCTAAATTTGATATAAATAATAGAACAAAGTTTGATGCAACTATTAGCTCTGGTTTAGCTATAATGGCTTGCAATAAAAACAAGTATACACCAGTGTATCAACAAAACAAAAATAAACCTGTTTTAAATTTTAAAAAATACGACAACAAAGGATATACTTCAAAAATAATATAATAAATGATTTATAAAAGTGTAAATAGTTCTTTCCCAAGTCAGGTAGTACCTGATGCAGAAAAGCAAAGCGAAGACTACGGTTACGAAGTAGGTAGAGCTATAGAAAACGAATGGTTCCGTGGAGATCGTGGAGCAGGTGCTGGTGGTCGCTTTGGTAACAACTGGCAAAACTTTCATAGATTACGTTTATACGCAAGAGGTGAACAATCTGTTCAAAAATATAAAGATGAGTTATCTGTTAACGGTGATTTGTCTTACTTAAATTTAGATTGGCAACCAGTTGCTGTTTTATCTAAGTTTGTTGATATTGTTGTTAATGGTATGGTTGATAAAGGTTATAAGATAAAAACCTTTGCTACAGATCCTGTATCTATTAAGAAGAAAACAGATTATGCTGCTAATATCTTAAGAGATATTAACGCAAAAGAATTATTAGAAGAACTTAAACAAAAAGTAGGCTTAGATTTATACTCAAGTCCAAACCCTGAAGATCTACCTGAAACTAGAGAAGATCTAGATTTATACATACAGTTAAACTATAAAGAAAGTATAGAAATAGCTGAAGAAGAAGTAATTGATAATATACTAGAGTTTAACAGGTACGAAGAAATAAAGAAAAGAGTTGCTCAGGATTTAACTATATTAGGTATTGGGGCTACAAAAACCAGTTTTAATTTATCAGAAGGTGTAACCATTGATTATGTTGATCCAGCTAACTTGGTTTATTCTTACACAGAAGATCCTAACTTTGAAGACATATATTACGTAGGTGAAGTTAAAAGTGTTTCTTTGCAAGAACTTAAGAAACAATTTTCACATTTAACTGATGCTGATATGGAGGAGATACAAAAAACATCTCCAGTTTCTAGTTATAATAGACAATACAATGGTCAAGATGACAACTATGACAATGTTCAAGTTTTATACTTCGAATACAAAACATACTCTAACCAAGTATTTAAGATAAAAAAAACAGATCAAGGATTAGAAAAAGCATTAGAAAAAGATGATAGCTTTAATCCACCTGAAAATGATAACTTTGAAAAAGCTAGTAGATCTATAGAGGTTTTATATAGTGGAGCTAAGATACTAGGGCAAGATAAAATGCTAGAGTGGAAGCTTGCTGAAAATATGACTAGACCTTATAGCGATCAAACTAGAGTAGAAATGAATTACTGTATTTCTGCGCCTAGAATGTATAAAGGTAAAATAGATAGTATAGTTAGTAAGTGTGTTGGTTTTGCTGATATGATTCAGATAACTCACTTAAAAATACAACAAGTACTATCTAAGATGGTTCCTGATGGAGTATTTGTAGACGTCGATGGTTTAGCTGAGGTTGATTTAGGTAATGGAACATCGTACAATGCTCAAGAAGCTTTAAATATGTACTTCCAAACTGGTAGTATAGTTGGTAGATCATTAACGCAAGACGGTGATCCTAATAGAGGTAAAGTACCTATTCAAGAATTGCAGTCATCATCCGGTATAAGTAAGATACAAGCATTGATACAGACTTATCAGTATTATTTACAAATGATAAGAGATGTGACAGGTTTAAATGAAGCTAGAGATGGTAGTATGCCAGCTAAGGATTCATTAGTAGGTTTACAAAAACTTGCTGCAGCAAATTCAAACACTGCGACTAAACATATATTACAGTCTTTATTATATGTAACATTAAGAACTTGTGAGAATATTAGTTTGAGAGTTGCTGATATGTTAAGCTTCCCTCTTACTAAAAATGCTTTAATGAATAGTATAAATGCTGTAAACACAGCTACATTAGAAGAAGTGTCTAGATTAAATATGCATGAGTTTGGTATATTTTTAGATCTTGAACCTGATGAAGAGGAAAAAGCTAAACTAGAGCAAAATATACAAGTAGCATTACAAACTCAAAGTATTGATCTTAGTGACGCTATAGATATTAGAAGTATTAGAAATATAAAACTAGCTAATCAATTTTTAAAGCATAGACAAAAGCTTAAAAGAAAACAAAGATTAGAAGAGCAACAAGCAAACATACAAGCTCAAGCTCAAGCAAATGCTGAAGCTGCTGAAAAAGCTGCGTTAGCTGAAATGCAAAAACAACAAGCATTAGCTGAAACTGAATTACAAATAGAACAAGGTAAGTCTCAGTTTAAGATACAGCAAATGCAACAAGAAGCTGAAATTAAAAAACAACTTATGGCTGAGGAGTTTAACTACAATATGAAGTTAGCTCAAATAACAGCTAATGCTCAAATGAATAAAGAGCAAGAAAAAGAAGACAGAAAAGACAAAAGAACTAAGATACAAGCAACACAACAGTCAGAGTTAATAGATCAAAGAAAAAATGATACTATGCCTAAAGACTTTGAGTCGTCTGGTAATGATGTTCTTGGCGGATTTGGCTTAGGTAGTTTTGAACCTAGGTAAAAAATTTTAACTATTTAATTATATTATATTATGTCAGAAGTAAAACAAGAGGGAGACTTTAAAATAAAGTCTAAACCTAAAAAACCTAAAAACTTAGGTAAAGCTAATGAAATTACTAAGGTAGAGATAAACAAAGATGTACCTGAAAATCAAGGAGAAGTAATACCAGAAGTTACAAAGGTTGAGTTAAAAGAAACTCCAGAAGTGTTAAACACTGAAGAAAAACAAGAGGAAATTGTACAGGTTAATGACACAAGTGAAGAAGTAACTAGTGTTATAGAAGAAATAACTGAAGAACAAGTAGAAAATCTAGAACAAAAGTTAGACGAAGCTTTGACTGATCAAGAGCAGTCTGGAGCTAAGCTGCCAGAGAACATCGAAAAACTTGTTTCTTTTATGGAAGATACTGGTGGTACATTAGAAGACTATGTTAGATTAAACTACGACTATTCTAATGTTAGTGAAACTGCTTTACTAAAAGAATATTACAAAAAAACAAAACCTCACTTAGATGATGAGGATATTAATATAATCTTAGAGGATTTTTCATACGATGAAGACCTCGACGACGAAAGAGAAATACGCAAAGCAAAAATTGCGTTAAAAGAAGAAGTTGCAAAAGCTAAGAGCTTTCTAGACGAAACCAAGAGTAAATATTACGACGAAATCAAGTTGAGACCCGGCGTTACTCAGGAACAAAAGAAAGCTGTTGATTTTTTCAACCGATACAATGAGGAGCAAAAAGTTGCTGAACAAAAGCATAATGATTTTTTACAAAAAACTAAAAGCTTACTAAACGACGAATTCAAAGGTTTTGATTTTAAAGTTGGTGAAAAGAAATTTAGATACGGTGTAAAAAACGTTAACGAAGTAGCTAAAGAGCAGTCAAACATTTCTACATTCATGGAAAGATTCCTAGATAAAAACGGAAATGTATCAGATGCTAAAGGTTACCACAAAGCTTTATTCGCAGCGCGAAATGCTGATACAATAGCACAACACTTTTACGAGCAAGGTAAAGCTGACGCAGTTAAAGAAGTTGTTGCTAAATCAAAAAACATAACTACCGAACCTAGGCAAAACGCTAGCGGTAACGTATTTGTTAATGGTTTAAAAGTAAAAGCAATTAGCGGTCTTGATTCCTCGAAACTAAAAATAAAAACAAGAAAAATTAATTAAAAAAATTTAAAATTATGGCTTTAAGTCCTGCTTTCGGTTCAATTAAACCGAGTCAAAAACAACAAATTTTAGAGTCTAACTTCTTATCATTTAACGGTGGTTCAGGAGCTGGAGACTCAAACACATTCGCACAACAATATTTACCAGAGATCTACGAACAAGAAGTAGAGCGTTATGGAAACACAACGTTACCTGGATTTTTACGTATGGTTGGTGCTGAAATGCCAATGACTTCTGATCAAGTAATTTGGTCTGATCAAAATAGATTACACGTTGCTTA